ATTGCTGGACAATCGATTTCCATGAGTGGTGTATCAGAGATTTCAGTTTATGCGCCCGCGAACGGAGGGAATGAAAACCTAGCGGCTGTGCAACCATACGTTGCACCAAAGAACCAGTTTGTTGAAGGCATCAGAGCAGCGGGTGAAGTTGTGGCGCCATGGACAGGCGTGGCAAGTTTATGGGTCGGCGGCAAAGCACTTACCAACCTAACGAATTCAGTTGGTGGTGCGGCTGGGCAGGGCTATCAATATGTACAAGCCCCCGCAGCTAACATGACGATTGGTGGTCACGGCGTTATTGGTTCGGGTTCGTTCACTGAAAGCACTTTGTCTGGAACTGGCACCATGGGTGCAGGCGACTACTCAAGTCTTGGTGGCTCTGGAACGCTAGGGTCTGGCGCTTACAATCCAACTGTGACGAACACTGGTGGTCAAGGTGGCCTGGGTGGAGTTGGTGGTACAGGAGGAACCGGCGGATCAGGCACGACAACTGGCGGTAACGGTGCATCCGGCGCATCTGGCGGTAACGGTGGCACTGGCGGCGCAGGCACTACGGGTACAGTCACAAACTAAGTCGTATTAGTCAAAAAGACCTCAAGATAAATTTGCGTCTTGAGGTCTTTTGCTTTACTATGTAATGTATGCATGGAAAGGACCATGCTTAATCAATCAACCTAAAGGAAAATAATGAACTTACTAGAACGCATGACGAAAGCGGGAAATATCGCAGCAGGAACACTATCAACGTCTGTCCTATTCAATGACAAGGACATGATCCCAACCGAAATACCCATCATGAACATTGCCCTTGCGGGAAAACTAGATGGAGGTCTAGTTCCTGGTCTAACGGTAATCGCCGGTCCATCAAAACACTTCAAGTCTCTCATGTCTTTGATTATGGTTAAAGCTTATATGAAAAAGTATGAAGATGCAATCTGTTTATTTTATGACTCTGAATTTGGTATTACGCCCGAGTATATCAAAGCACAAGGTATTGACGCAGATCGTGTTTTGCATATCCCCGTTGAACATATCGAACAACTGAAGTTTGACTTGGCTCAACGGCTGGAAGAAATCAAGCGCAACGACCACGTTATCATCTTCATTGATTCCGTCGGAAATCTTGCATCCAAGAAGGAAGTAGAAGACGCGAAGAATGAAAATTCTGCTGCTGACATGACACGTGCAAAAGCCATGAAGTCATTGTTCCGTATCGTGACTCCACATCTGACGACCCGTGATATTCCATGTATTGTGGTAAATCATACATATCAAACACAAGAAATGTATTCTAAGACTGTTGTAAGTGGGGGTTGTATGGTTGCTGACACAAAAATCCACACACTACAAGGTCTAAAAGCTATTCAAGATATTGCAAGAGGTGATATTGTATCAACTCTTGAAGGCGAAAAGATGGTTACTCACACCTGGAATCCAGATACTCTTGAAGACGGCGAACCTGAGTGTTATGAAATAGAATTTGAAGATGGTTATGTCTGTACTGTTTCTGAAACCCATCCATTTTTAACTAAATCTGGGTGGATAACTGCAGATCAACTAACAGTTGGAAGTGAAGTGTCAAAAGTAATAAATACCTGTATCAATAATAACGAACAGGTATTTATTAATGAACATAGTCTATCTAATACAATTTAATATAGATACGCTACCAAACAAATATATCGGCAGTAAATCTAACTGTAGTGTAGTTAACAATAAAATTTTAAATTCAAGAGGAAAAGAATATTGTGGTTCATCGGCTGATAAAGTATTCAAACAGTTAGTAGAATCATTAATTCCATATGAAGTTAAAGTTTTAGGTACATTTGAATCATATTCTGATGCGTTGATAGCTGAGAGAGATATTCAGATAAACTACGATGTAGTTGCTAGTGTAGAATTTTTTAATAAATCTATAGCAACATTTTCATCATTCGCTGATCCCAGTTATGCCACATATAAGCATGTTGTAACGGATAAATGTGTTAGATTAAAACGAGATCATCCTAAAGTGTTATCTGGGGAATATGCTGGTGTTTCTAAAGGAACAATCCTATCAGAGGATGAACGAAAGAAAAGAGGAAGAAGCGGTATAGAAAATGGGTTTTATGGAAAAACACATTCCGCTGAAACCAAATCATTATGCGGAAAGAAAATAGGAGATTCACACCGTGGTAAACCAAAAACAGATGAACAAAGACGAAAAATGTCCGAAGCAAGAAAATTGTGGTGGATTAATCGTAAAAAGAGTAACGAAAGTCGGCAAACAGAAAGTGTATGATATTACTGTAGCTGATAACCACCATTATATTCTAGAAAATGGTGTTGTCTGTCACAATACTGGAATTTACTACTCAGCGAATGCCATTTGGATCATTGGGCGATCACAAGAAAAAGAAGGTACGGAAGTCGTTGGCTATAACTTTACGATCAATATTGAGAAGTCTAGATACGTTAAGGAAAAGATGAAGTGTCCGTTTACAGTCACATTTGATGGTGGTATCAATAGGTGGTCTGGTCTAATGGATATTGCTCTCGAAACTGGGCATTGCACGAAACCCAAGAACGGATGGTATCAACGCCAGGGCGACGAAAAGAACTATCGACTGGCAGACACAAATTGTAAAGAGTTTTGGATTCCAGTCTTGACCGACAAGACTTTCCAGACGGCTGTTCAGCAAAAGTTTCAACTAGGTACTGCCGCATTGATTCAAGAACATGCAGAGCACGTAGACCATGATGGAGAAGCATAAATGAGTTACAACGTAGGATGGGCATGCCCAAGATGTGGTGCACCGAATGCACCAACTAATGTAACGTGTGCGGCATGTTTTGGAACGCCCAATACGGAGAGCATCCCCGAATGGTCTCCGCCCAAGGATGACGGTAGAATTTCTCTCATGGAAATTGGCCAGAAGTGTCCGGCATGTAATCGTGTCATTTCCGGAATAACGGGTTTCGCATGTGCACGGATTGACTGTCCATCAACAAGACTTCTTGATTAAGGATATTATGTTTAGAGTTTTAGATGAGAAACACCATGACTTCAACGTTATCGAAATTACCGAAGGTCAATTCAAAGACTTCAAGATTGTCTACGGAGAAATCAAGTTTGCAGATGCTCCTAACGAGGATGGTACATACACGATCAAATTTGACTGTGACGTTATGAATGATAAAATGGTTACTGATAGAGCTGCATTTCAGGAAGTGACCGGAGACATATTGGTTGCTCTTATGGAGACAGCCGTGAAAGAATCCGAGTACCTACTGAAAGGCGGCATAGATGAAGCGAATTGAAGAAGTAATTCTTTCAAACACTGTAAACGATGAATTATATGCAAGACGAGTCTTACCGTTCTTACAAGAAGATTATTTTCATGATCGCAGGGACCGTGAAGTATTCAAACTGATCAACGGGCATTTCGTACAGTATAACGAACTTCCTAACATAACCACGCTAACCATTGATGCTGACAAGGTTCAATGCAACAAAGACGAGCATGATCAGATTCTAGAAATCATATCTGGGCTTGATCATGTCTCTACTGACAAGCAACAATGGTTAATTGAACGCACTGAAAAATTCTGTAAAGAGAAGGCGATTCATAATGCCATTATGCGGTCGATTACGATTCTTGATGGTAAGGACAAACAGTATACAGAAGATGCGTTGCCTTCCCTTCTAGCAGAAGCAATCTCAGTATCGTTTGATAAGTCCGTTGGGCATGATTTCTACGATGACGCCGAAAAGCGGTATGATTACTATCATATGAAGGAAGATCGCCTTCCGTTTGATTTATCGATGTTCAACAAGATATCGAAAGGTGGTATACCTCGAAAAACGCTTAATGGCATTCTTGCATCAACTGGCGTAGGAAAATCTTTGTTTCTTTGCCACCTTGCTGCTGCATCACTTAAACAGGGCAAAAACGTACTTTATATCACGATGGAAATGAGTGAGGAACGAATCGCCGAACGTATTGACTGCAACCTGTTGAACATTGATATTGACGAATTGTTCAAGATTGGTAAAAAGACGTTCACTACGAAGGTTGAAGAACTACAATCCAAGACCCATGGAAAACTGATTATCAAGGAATACCCAACAGGGAATGCTCATGCGGGGCATTTCCGGGCATTACTCGATGAACTGAAAACAAAGAAGAATTTTCTACCAGACGTAATCATGATCGATTACCTAAACATTTGTGCTAGTCAACGTGTCAAGAATCAAAACGCAAATTCCTATACAATTGTCAAGAGCATCGCCGAGGAACTACGCGCACTGGCGGTTGAATTTGATGTTCCTGTTTGGACTGCAACTCAGACGAATCGTGGTGGTGCTAACAATTCGGATGTTAGCATTACCGATACGTCAGAATCTTTCGGTCTTCCAATGACACTCGATTTCCTTTTTGCAATGGTACGTACAGAAGAATTGGACGAGTTGGGTCAATTGCTATGTATTCAGTTGAAGTCCCGATACGGAGATATTAACTACCATCGCAAGTTTGTTGTCGGAGTCGATATCAAGAAATTCATGCTATATGATGTTGAAGAATCTACCCAGGATGACGTTGTTGACGATAGACCTGCATTTGATAACTCCAAGTTCGGTGGTGCTATGAAAGCCGAAAAATATGAATTTAACTTTGACTAAACATGATATTTAAAAAAAACAGACATTGATCAACTACACAAGAATACGGAACTTCTGTACGCCGGGGATCAGGAATTTAGATTCCGGCGAGATTCTGGCTATACCGCAACGGTATTGTATGACATTGTTGGTTCCATGTCGGTGTCAAGTCGTGCATTGTATGTTTTAAAATGCGTAAGTCGCCAAAGATGCAAATATCTTTCGCAGGAAATGCTTAGAATTCTGACTGATATGGGCATTCAATGTGTTAGGGCAACCTAACAGGATATTCTAATCCATAACATACCGAGTGTTCGATTTGTCGTTTCTGATCGATCAAACTGCTATTTACGAGGATTGAAGATCGACAATACTTGGTATGATGACTAAATACCCCTCTTGAAAAGTGGTCTTTAGATAAATAAAGAATCATTTACGAGGGTTTAATCATGGCAGGGTTATCTGTAGCAGATTTATCAAAACGAGATAACTGGAATCTCATTCTCATTAAAATTGAGGGTAAGATTCCTTTTATTCTCACAACAGGCGCAGAGACTACGGTAGGTCATAAAGACACAAAAAAACATAAAATTTATGTTGATGCAATAAAATCAATCTCAGTTCCTAATATAAGATCATCTTTTTTGCAAGTTGGTTCATCTATAGTATTTACAACTATAGATGGTAAAAAGATAAAACTTACAGATATTCAAAAAACAAAGGAATTCGGTTCCGCTGGTAATACAACAGCAAAAGAAGATGCAGCATTAGAACAGTTGAGAAGTCATATAATATCTATAAAAAAACAAACTGGGCTGAATGAAATTCCAATACATATGAATGGTAAAATTTTCAATGTAAGTGATGCTGAATCTACGCCAGGAACTCCAAAGTCCGACTTTCATTTACTAGATAAGAATAATAAAGAAGTTGTGTGGATATCACATAAAGATGGTAGAACAGAAAAGGATTTTCAACAATGGGGAGGAATTTCTGAAAAAGAAGAAAAAGTAAATCATCATAAAGAGACCCAACAATTTATTCTAGAATGCCAGTCTATTTTTGGAGATAAAATTCCCAATGCAACAACAATGTCAAAAAAAATAAAAAACAAAGTTCTAAAATGTATGGCAATATATGGGGTTGATTATGGATCGGCATTTGGTAGACAAAATGTGAACGTGTGTTATCAGGGCAGTTTGTCAGTTGTCAAATTCGGAAGCTACTATTTTATAGTAACTTCCGCCCACGAACATTGGAATGGAGAAGTTCCTTCTGGTGGTTACGAACCAGTTTTTATGATAACATATAAAGGTGACAGAAGTCAGTTTGGTATTTCGGGGGCTAGACTAACTATATCTCCTTCTGGCTGTAGAAAATCAACGCCGATGCCTAGTGATAAATAAACAATGATAAACTTCAAACAACTAATCGAATCTATTGCTTTTGATCAAGCCTCGCGGGCTGGTCTACAATATCATGGTTTCGGGCGATATGGAACCAAAGACGGCAAGGTAACTCATGTTTCCAAGATGGGTAAACTTGTACCCATTCATAAAGTGCCTGAAATGCGCACTCTGCATAATGATGAACTAAAACACCTTGAACACACTGAGGATGAAGTCTTTACTCATGGTGTTCATGGTGTCACCAATGCAATGGATCAATTCAAGGCACTACAACACGATGACAACAGAACCACGATAAGCCAGAAGATCGACGGATCTCCAAGTTTCGTTATGGGTAAACATCCTCAAACGGGTAAATTTTTCGTTGCCTCGAAATCCGCCTTCAACAAAGACCCGAAGATTAATTATACCGAAGATGATATTGATCGAAATCATGGCCACGCACCAGGTCTTGCATCAAAACTAAAACAACTATTGAAGCACGGGCATAAGCTCGGTGTCAACGGCGTGGTTCAGGGCGACTTCTTATACGATCATGAAGATAAGAAGGACGAAGGAAACAAGTATTCGTTCAAGCCAAACACAATACGGTACTCGATTGGAAAAGATACCCCAGAGGGTAAAGCTGTTGGAGATTCCAAGATTGGTGTTGCCCTTCATACGCGATACGAGGGTGACAAAGCAGTGCTTGATCCTAACATAGAATACAAGCATCACAAAGATGTTTACGTTATGCCAGTTGCGGTAAACAAGGATAAGATGAAGTTCGATAAAGACATGATCAAGAAAAAAGTTTCTGATATGGGTAGCACTACAAAGTCGATTACTAAAGAAGGCTGGAATGCTGTCACTCATTCGTCCATCTTTCCTCATGTAAAGACATACATTAATTCAGAAGTTCGCAAGGGCAATCAAAATTACAATGTAGATGGTTTGAAGAAGCATATCTTCGACAAGCATCAGAAAGAAATCGATTCCGTAAAAACTGAAAAGTCTAAGGCAACAAAGACAGCAAAACGTAACGATCTTCTAAGTCATGTTGAAAACAATCGACAACATTTCGAGAATGCATTCAAGCTACAAGGTCATATCAATGACGTGAAACATCATATCATAGACAAACTAGATCATGGTCAAACGTTTCATCATTCATACGACAATGGCGATGAAGCAAAGCCGGAGGGATATGTTATGATCGGCCATCATGGTCCGCTCAAGTTAGTAGATAGAGCAAATTTCAGTCGAGCAAATTTCGAAATGAGCAAAAACAGATGAAAACCTTCAAAGAGTTTGTTAGAAGTCTGCTAGAATCTACTGGAAAAACGGCAGTATTAACTTATGGTCGAATGAATCCTCCCACAGTTGGTCACGCCAAACTTATCGACTCTGTATTATCTCAAAAAGGAGACACTCATAGAGTTGTTGTTTCGCATAGTACGGATAGCAAAAAGAATCCTCTCACAGGAGAGGAAAAAGTTGGTCTGCTGCATAAGATGTATCCAGACCACAAGCACGTTTTTCAGTCTGCAACGAAAGAGATGCCCTCAATATTTCATCATGCCGCTGATCTACACAAACAAGGGCATGATCATCTGCATGTCGTTGTTGGCTCTGATAGGGTAAAGGAATTTACAGACTCATTGAACAAGTACAACGGCAAGTTCAATGATAAAGGTGATGGATATAAGTTCAAATCTATTAAAGTGACGAGTGCTGGAGATCGTGATCCCGATGCAGAAGGCACTGAAGGCATGAGTGCAAGCAAAATGCGGGAACACGCCAAGACTGGAAACGTAAGTGAGTTCAAGAAGGGTCTGCATTCATCGCTACATGCACACGCAGAATCTATCATGAGTAAAATAAGAGACAGACTCAAGTGATCATTTAAAGACGATAAATAATACATCGTACATATATTGATGGGTTTATGAAAACTTACGCAGATTTTATCTCGTCCAAGAAGGATGTTACTCCAATCATGGAAGACACAACAAGAGAACGTTATCTCAATGGAGAACTGTTCCGTGTTGGTGATATCGTCGTTGATCGTGACACAGAAACAATTCATGAAATTGTCAATCTAGGCACTAATTATGTGTCTGTCGTTGATGCCGGCGGCAAAACTAGTAAGAAGTGGATAACAAGTCTAGTCGAAGCAAATTCTCTCGCGGATGACTTCAACGAGATTAGACGAAAGAGAAGTTCTAGTAACCAGATCGCATTCCTAGGCTACAAAACGAAAAACTTCACCGAAGAACATTATAATTCGTTTATGCCCATGATCAAGAAGCACCGTAATGAGGACAAGTTCGCAATGTTGAATCTTGTCAGATCGACCGACGAACTACTTGGAGAAATGAAAAATATTTCTCTCGACAACTACAATCGAGTTCAGGGACTGTTTGAACAGACAGAACGATTACTGAACAAGTTCAATTCTATCTCCGGACATTCGTATCGCAAGGATTTGATGGAAAGTATTTTGTATCTAGAGTTGACGGAAGAACTAAAATTTAGTCGTGGCGACAAGGAACATGCGGCAAAGGTAATCGCAAATACGTTTAACGTCGAAATGAAAGATCGCCCACAGGATACGATTGACGCAGCATTGAAGCAAGTGATCTCCACCCCTAAGACCAACAAACATTCAACCTACCATAAGATAGCATCCCGTCTTTTTGATTATGCTAAAGAAATGGGTATAC